AAGCATTTTTATGAATACAAATTCATTTTTGTGCTTCAAAGGATAATGAAGGAATCAGGCTTATAGCGCTATTTTTCTTCATCGAAGGCCCAAATTCACGGGCCTCATTTCCTTAAGTGACCGGCATTAGCCTGCGGGCGGCCTTTTTTATTGGGAGAAACCATGAGCTTTACGCAGGATGTACAGGCGCTTGAGCCGGGGCAACTGATCCAGCTCATTGAGATTGATGGGACTCAATTTGGTTTTGATACCATCTTGAGATTTCATGCACACAATATTGACCCTACGGGCTGGAATTCATTTGCTGCTGAAAACCTGCCCTCCATTATCTGGCAGGGCAATGAGTATGATCCCCATCCCTATGAGCTAACCGGGCTGGAATTGTCCAGTACTGGTTCGCAGCCCACGCCGACGCTGTCAGTGGGTAATGTGGGTAATTACGTCACTGCGCTGTGCCTGCAGTATGACGATATGGTAAAGGCGAAAGTCAAAATCCATACGACGCTGGCGAAATATCTTGATGCAGCAAACTGGATCGCCGGAAACCCCACCGCCAGCCAGACGGAAGAACGCGTTCAGCTTTTTTACATCAATGCCAAAAAAGCGGAGACCCGTGTACAGGTAGATTTTGAACTGTGCTCTCCGTTCGACGTGCAAAGCCTTCAGTTGCCTACGCGACAAATCACACCTGTTTGTACCTGGTGCATGCGCGGCTGGTACCGAACGGGTACGGGTTGTGATTACGCGGGTTCAAATTATTTTCTGAAAGACGGTATGCCTACAAACAACCCCGCGCTCGATGTGTGCGGCGGCCGCATATCTGATTGCAAACTGCGTTTCGGTGATGGAAACCCTTTGCCGTTTGGCGGGTTTCCGGCAGCAAACTTACAGGGTAAATAACCATGCGTGAAAAACTGATGAATGAAATCCGTGCGCATGTGTCAGCCGAATACCCAAACGAAGCCTGCGGGCTGATCGTTGAAACCGGTACCGGACAGCGGTTTATACCATGCCGGAATGTCGCTGAAAAACCCGCAGATACCTTCACGCTTTCTCCAGACGACTACCTCTCAGCTGCTGAACTGGGAGAGGTCATTATGGTTATCCACTCGCATCCCGATGTGGTTCAACTGGTGCCGTCGGAAATGGACCGCATCCAGTGCGATCACTCTGGTGTCGAATGGGGGATTATGTCGTGGCCGGATGGTGATTTCTGCACGCTTTCACCGCGCGGCGAACGTGAGCTTGCGGGCCGCAGGTGGGTGCTGGGGCATGCTGACTGCTGGTCGCTCATCATGGACTACTACCGGATGGAGCACCGTATCATCGTTAAAAACTACTCGGTTGATCGTGAATGGTGGGTTAACGGAAAAGAAAGCCTCTATGACGATAACTGGCAGGCGGAAGGCTTTGTTGAGATTGACGCCAGCGGCATGCGGGCGGGTGACATGATCATGATGCGCGTTCAGGCCCCTGTAACCAATCATGCGGCCATTTACCTTGGTGACAACATCATGGTTCACCACATGTTCGGTAACCTTTCTGCCCGCGTTCCGTACGGCAAATATTACCGGGACCGGACGGTTCGCGTCGTCCGCCGTAAGGAGTTGGTTAATGCTTAAAACCATGACGCTAAAAGGTCCTCTCGCGAAGAAGTTCGGTAAAACTCACCAGTTTCATGTGGCCGACATTAACGAATTTCTCCGGGCTATGTGCTCCCAGGTTAAAGGGTTCAAAAAATACGTGTCGAATGCTCATCTTAATGGCGTGAAGTTCGCTTTCTACAGCGGCAAAAACAATATCTCGCTCGAAGAGTTTGATATGTCGGCAGCGGCCACAGAATACATGATGGTGCCGGTGATTGAAGGCGCTAAGAGGGCTGGCACGCTTCAGATCGTTATCGGTGCTGTTGCCCTAGTGGCTGCATTCTTTACGGCTGGCGCTTCAATGGCTGCATGGGGTGCTGCTTTAAGTGCTGGGGCTATGTCGGCTACGACTGTCCTGACGGGTATCGGCCTGTCAATGATGGTGGGCGGCGTTGTCCAGATGCTGACGCCACAGCCCTCATACAATGTTGGGGCTTCGTCCAGCACGGACAACAAGCCAAACTATGCGTTTGGTGCCCCCGTAAACACCGTGGCCATGGGTTACCCCGTACCGGTGTTGTACGGACAGCGTGAAATAGGCGGAGCCATTATCAGCGCGGGGATTTTCTCCAGCGACCAGCAGTAACCTCAACACAATTATTAAATAACCCGCTCCGGCGGGTTATTTTATGGGTGAAATATGCGACTTCTTGAAGGTGAAACCATTATCCGCGGCGCGAAGGGTGGCAGCAGCAGTGCCCATACGCCGGTTGAGCAGGCAGATGATCTGCTATCCGAAGCAAAACTGAAAATGGTCATTGCCCTTTCGGAAGGTGAAATTCAGGGTGATCTGGTTGCTCAGCAAATTTTCCTTAATGATACCCAACTGGCGAATGACGACGGCACCTATAATTTCACCGGCGTGAAATGGGATTACCGTAAAGGTACGCAGGATCAGACATACCTTCAGGGCATGCCCGAGATTGATAACGAGTCGTCCGTGGGGATTGAAGTCAAAGCGTCCTCACCCTGGACCCGCCAGTTTTCTAACCTGACGCTCGATGCCATTCGTATCAAACTGAGCCTGCCGATTCAGTACCAGTACAAAGATAACGGTGACATGGTGGGGACAGTCACCCAGTATGCGATTGACCTTTCTACCGATGGATCCGCGTATCAGACCGTGGTGAATGGTTCGTTTGACGGGAAAACAACTTCAGAGTATCAGCGGGACCACCGTATCGACTTGCCGTCCGCCACCACCGGCTGGGCTATTCGCGTCCGGCGTATCACCGCTGATTCGACCTCTACCAAACTGATTAACGCCTTCAAGGTATTTTCCTTTGCAGAAGTGATCGACAGCAAGCTGCGCTATCCGAACACGGCGCTGCTTTATATCGAGCTCGACTCCAGCCAGTTTAACGGGAGCGTGCCAAAAACCACCTGCAAGCCTAAGGGCAAACTGATCCGGGTGCCTACAACCTATAACCCGGATACAAGAACGTACAGCGGGACCTGGGCAGGGGATTTTAAAATTGCCTACAGTAACAACCCTGCGTGGATTTTTTACGACCTGGTGCTCGATGAGATTTATGGCATGGGCGGCCGGGTTGACGCGACCATGATCGATAAATGGGAGCTTTACAGCATTGCGCAGTATTGCGACGAACCGGTTTCCAACGGGGTCGGAGGTACCGAGCCGCGTTTTACCTGTAACGTTTTCATCCAGAGCCAGCAGGATGCTTACACGGTACTCCGGGATCTGGCGGCTGTCTTTCGTGGCATTACCTTCTGGGGTAATGATCAGATATTCGTGCGGGCCGATGTGCCGCAGGATGACGTAGATTTTACTTATCACAGCGCGAACGTAGTCGACGGCCTTTTTACCTACGCTGGCGGCTCCTATAAAAACCGGTTTTCCTCCTGTCTGGTCAGTTGGTCTGATCCGGGAAATCACTTTTCTGACACCCCTGAAAGCGTCTATGAGCCTGATCTGGTTGAGCGATACAACTGGAATGAAACCCAACTTATGGCAATTGGTTGCACGTCGCAGAGTGAGGCACACCGCCGCGGGCGTTGGGTACTCTTATCCAATGCCAAAGACGGCACGGTTTCTTTTGGTGTCGGTCTCGATGGCTATATCCCGATGCCGGCGGAGATCATTGGCATTGCTGACCCTTTCAGGGCAGGGAAAGCCAACGGCGGCCGCATCAGTGCGGTGAACGGCAGAAATGTCACTCTTGACCGTGTCGCAGATTACGGCATTGGCGATCGTCTTGTGGTGAATCTGCCAGACGGAACCGCGCAGACACGGACAATCAGTGCCGTGAGCGCCGATAAGAAAACGTACACCGTGGCCACGGCATACCGCATGACACCGGTCGCTGGCGCAGTGTGGGCCATCGACAGCGATAACCTGGCTATTCAGTATTATCGCATCACCTCAATTTCCTCTAATGATGACGGTACCTTTACGGTGGCCGGCGTACAGCACGACCCGAATAAGTACCGGTACATCGATGACGGCGTTAAAGTAGATGCAGCACCGATTACTGTCACGCCAACCAACGTGATGAAAGCACCGGCCAATATCCTGATCACCGAAGTTGACCACATTGCACAGGGCCTCACGGTGGCATCGCTTCAGGCATCCTGGGATAAAGTGGAGGGTGCGATAAATTACACTGCGCAATGGCGTAAGGACAACGGCGACTGGGTCAACATTGGCAAGACCAGCGCACAGGGTTTTACCATTCAGGGGATATATGCCGGCGTTTACGATGTCCGTGTCCGGGCGGTTAATGCGGTCGAGGTGTCATCACCGTGGGGGTATGCAGATTCAACCACCCTGAACGGGAAGGTAGGCAAACCAGGAACGCCAACTAATCTGCTGGCGACCAAAGATGTCGTGTGGAATATCGATATCACCTGGGGATTCCCGGCGGGATCTGGTGATACGGCTTATACAGAACTTGAGGTGGCCACTACAGCGGACGGACTTAACCCGCAGTTCCTCGCTTACGTTCCGTATCCGGGGGTGAGCTACCAGCACGGGCCAATGCCGGCAGGGGTGAGACGCTGGTATCGGGCACGCCTTGTTGACCGCATAGGGAATACAGGTGCCTGGACTGCTTTTGTTGAAGGTGCGAGTAATGCCGATGCCGATGATATTCTCGGCGATATTATTGAAGACTTCATGAATTCGGAAGACGGAAAGGCGCTTTTAGCGCCCTTGCAAACCAACCCGGAAGCCGTTTTGCAAAATGTGCTGGCAACTTACGATACGGTGAATCAGCAATGGGCTCAGTACGGAGACAATAAAGCGGGGATCATCCAGGCTCAAAAAGTGGCCGCCGATGCCGAAAGTTCTGTGGCCCAGTTCGAGACGGATGTGGTGGCTCAGTTTGCTGAAACAGAAGCGGCGCTTCAGGAGAAGTTTACCGCATACGCGGATGCCTCAGGCGGCTCAGCTATTTACACGCTGAAAACAGGGCTTAAATATGGTGGCGTTAATTATGACGCTGGCCTGTCTGTGGCGGTCACTATCAATGGCTCAACGGTTGATACCCGTGTCGCTATCAACGCAGATAAATTTGTGATTGCCAGCGGCAGTGGCAATAACATTTATTCTCCTTTCACTGTGCAAAACGGCCAGGTATTTATCTCTCAAGGGTTTATCGGAAATGGCTGGATCACCAACGCGATGATCGGGGATTACATTCAGTCCAACAACTATGTTGCGGGCGTATCCGGCTGGCGTTTGGATAAGGGCGGTACTTTCGTGAACTACGGTTCTGGTTCCGGCGGAAAGATGAAAACCACTAACACGACGATCAGTGTCGCTGACGCCAGCGGCGTGCTGCGAGTCCAAATTGGTGAGCTGACAGGGGTATTCTAATTGGCTAACTATGGTATTCAAACATGGAGCGCCTCGGGAACGCCGAATAATACTGGTTTAGTAAAGATCCTGATATTGGGGTCGGTCTATCTCTCCAAAGACCAGGTATCCGGGGCGTGGTCATACGCCGTACCGTCGGGTTACAAGGTGGCCGCGATGCAGTCGCCAGTTATGGGAGCCGAGCTTTCATCAGCCCGACGCAAAATAACCACGACAACGACCGGCGTCTCGCTTTCGAGCGCCGGTGCAGATTATTCAACCGGTACATTCACGGCAGCTGAGGGTTGGCTGATCGTCTACTTAGTGAAGCAATGACATGGCAAATTACGGGGCAATACTGGTCGATGAGTACGGTATTCCGTTCTCAACGCCAGACACGACGCCGATGAGTCTGGTCTCAAAGAATGTGTACAATTTTGGTGGGGGTGGCGGCGATATTAATTTAGCCGTGTCCGTGTCCAGCCCCTTTGTTGTCGCCTTCAAGTCTGACGTAACGGGTGTTTATGGAAGGCTGAGTAATAATAGCGGTGTATACACACTCACGGTAGGCATGCTTGCTGGTGGGAGTGTGGGAAATGTCACTGTTTATATTTTTGGTATCGTCATCCCTCAGCCCAAACCGGCGTGGGGGATAGCGATAAACAATGCTCAGGGACAGTGCATACTGACCAATGAAACCAAGGTCATGAATCCACCCATCGCTGTTGGAACGCCGGGTAATCCAGCCAGCCTTGGGTACAACATAGATACCACACTCAGCGGGAATTACGCGGTAATACCGCAGATGACTGGCTTAATGGTAGGTGTCATTCATTCTGGGGGTGCAACACGCCCTTTCCAGTCACCCATTCAGACCTATGCATACTTCAACGGATCAAGCACTCGAATATCCTCTACACAGACAGTCAGTCCGGGAGGCGATCAGCTTGAGAATGTTGGCTATGCAAATTCAAACGACATGATATATGCAATTGAGGTATCCGCTTATTAATCAATGCATTGCTACCTAAGATCGTTTTTAACGATCAATTTCTGTTAATTGATCTATTAAACCAATTATACCGTCATAAATATCGTTGTTATCGTTCCGGTATCAATATTCAAGGGACAGAAAAATGACAAAAATTATGATGGCAATTGGTCTGGCGGTTTTGGTCTCCGGGTGCTCAGGCATCCTTGAGGAGCAGCATCCTGTCTGTAATGCTACGGCGCTCATTGGCGGGCAAGAAACGTCGGTGCAGATTTATGGCGTCCGTCAGGTCGCTCATCAAACTCAATATCAGGCTGGCGATCCGTTCGGCTGGCGCTGGGTCAGTAAAACTAATTTCATCCGCACAACGTGCGATAAATGATGCAACCTTAATCATCTAAAACCCGCTCCGGCGGGTTTTTTTATGCCTGGAGCAAAACATGTCGGCAGGAACCATCGCATTAACCAATAACTCAGCGGCAGTGACCGGTACCGGAACGGCCTTTACCACAGATTTAAAAGTGGGAGATTTCATTGTCGTTATTGTCGGCGGTGTGACTTACACGCTTGGCGTTAAAACGATAACTTCAGCAACAGCATTAACTCTTATAACTGCCTATGGTGGACCGACGGCTACAGGTAACGCATGGACAGCGGTACCGAATGCGACATTAGTCGGCATTACTGCTCAAGTGGCAGCAGATGTGGCAAAAGCCATCCGTGGCCTTAACCAAGACAAGGCCAACTGGCAACAGGTTTTCAGCGGAACGGGTACAATCACGGTGACGCTGCCGGATGGTTCTACCTATACGGGGCCAGCCTGGAATGGTATTTCTGCAACGTTGGCAAAAGCCTACAATGACGGCGGAATTCTCAATGCAACTGTCACGCCGAACTCTCTTGGAAACACTGCCGACTTCAATATTTATTATCAGACGGCCAATGCTAACGCGATAATTGCGAACGGATATCCAATAGGGAAAGCCGGGACATTATTCGTGACCAAATCAGCGTATGGCTGCCAGCAGATGTATATCACTTTTCAGGGTGAGGCTTTTGTTCGTGGGCTCACGGGTAATTTCAATTCGGCCGCACCGAATTGGTCCGATTGGTGGCCCATTTTCACAGGTAAGAGCACCATTCCTGTGGCAAATGGTGGTACAGGTGCAGCCACTGTCGCAGCAGCCCCCTTTGCGCCCAAAGCATCACCATCATTTACCGGCAACACGTCGATATCCGGCAATTTAACTGTGGGGGCAGGCGTAACAGCGGGTCCTGCGGGATATTATACTCAGGGGTTGGTTAACCCAGCAGTTCAAGGCTCTTATATCGGTTGGAACGGAACCGGCCTAGTTGGAGGTGCTGATTTCCTGTGTAATCGTGGGACTGGCGATGGCGGCTTCCGCTTCCGTACTGTCAATAATACAAACACAGCGGTAATCACAGATTTCACCATGCTCAATACGGGTCAAGGTGTCTCGTCTGCGGGGTGGGTGGCAGTATCNGACATTGACGTTAAGATGAACGTTGTCGAAATTGAACCGGAAAAAGCGCTATCAGNACTCACCTCATGGCGGACTTGCTCATGGGATTACTGCGATGTCCCGAGCGAATACGACGAAGCCGGAAAAGTAATTTCGGTAACAAAGGGCGCTAAAGGTTTTGGTTTCATTGCGCAGGACGTCCAGAAAGATTGTCCTGATGCTGTAACACTGACTAAAAATCCCCAGTTGTACGTCGCCGAGGACGGTGAGCTTTTCGCTAAAGAGGACACTTTGTCTCTTAATACGCTGGGCGTATCAGCTGCATATGCTGGTGCCGCGATAAAAGCATTAAAGAAACGCAATGAAGACCAGGCAGAACTTATCTCAGCTTTATCCGAACGGCTAAAACAGATCGAGTCAACGCTTGGGATTAACAACAAACCTGCTTCATAACTTTCTTTCCTTACCGAAA